CCGCGCCCTGGCAGGCGGGCCGCAATCTCGCGGCAGGTAAGCCCCGTGCGCCATCCGGCGCGCAGGGTTTCAATCTCGGCCTCGGTCCAGAGGCGGGGGTGGGTAGGTCTGGTCATTGTGGGCTCCGTGGTTAGGAGCCCGTGCTGGGGGTCCGCTCGGTCTTGTGCCGATGCGTGACTGGGGTGGAGTGAACCTGATTTGCGTTTCGGCGTCAAGGCCGTCTCGCGTTGGGGTGTTGGATAATTAGGCATCGGCCCGCTCCGCATGGAACGTTGCCAGGGCCTGCGAAACCTTCTCGGCAAGCGCCGGCCGGTGCATCGCCATCTTCAGCCCGTCACCGCCACGGCGCAGGCGCTGGCCATCAACCGACCATCCAAGCCAGTAGCTTGCCTTGTTCGGCGCCTCGCCGCACGCAACGACGCGCGCCTCGTGCCAGCCGTTCACGATCTTGCCCCGATCCCAGAACACCCGCCAGCGAATGCCGGCATCAGTGACCGTGGAAACCTTTTCCCAGCGCCCGCCATCAGCCGGCATGACGCCTGCGTAAAAACGCGCTTTGCGAGCCTTGCTCATACGATCCTCCACGAAGCTGAAAACACGCGCGCCACACCCACCGGACGTGGGGAAGTCGTCCGGCCTATGCCGGGACGGTTTACCCCCACTAACGTGTGGGGTTTCTGGTGGCGCACCGGCGCACATTGAAAACAAAAGGATTTTTTGAGGTGCGCCGGTCGAAAGTTGAATTCCCTACCGGCGCACCCGGCGCACCATGCAAAAACCCACGCTAAAACAAGGTCGGCCACGTATGCCGCGCGAGCACCGGCGCACCCCGGCGCACGTGGCCGACCATAGTTTTGAATTCCCTGGTGGCGGACCATTATTCGCCCTCCAGGATCTGAAATTCGGAATAGACACGGGAGCCAATCAGGGAGTTGGATGCGACAATTTTCGCACCCTTGAACCAGTGCTCGCGCACCCCTTCCGACTCATCCGGCGAGAGCGTCGTCAGGAAATCACGGGCCGCGTTCCGGCCGGCACCAGCGGCGCACATCAGGGAGATCACATCGGTCTTTGACCGAAAACTTGACCCGAGGCACTGGGTCAGGATTTCCATCATCGACTGATGGCGCTCCTTAATTTGCTCCTTCTCGCGGGCCTCGATTTCAGCCCTGACTTGAGCTTGTGACGGCGCCTTCGGCGGGTCCGAATAATCGACCCAGCAGGTCGTATCCTGCTCCCCGGACGGCTTCAGCCCGAGGAACGTGGTCTTCAGATGATACTCAGCCAGCACGAACCCATCGGGCCCGTCCTTGCACTTCTCGAACCAGAGGCGCCGGCCTGTGGTCTCCCCTGTCTCCTCGTCCTTATCGACGCGGCACTCGATGGCAAAGTCCACGTTGGCCCGAATGCCGGACCAGCCGCGAAGGCCCCGCGCCACGTCCTTGCCGGTATGGGCGACCAGGATGACGACGCAGCCCAGCTCGGCCGCCATGCGGTGAAACGACAGCATGACGGGCCCCATGTCGCGGGAGACGTTCTCGTCAGCAGACGGGGCCGCAGCCGCGAGGGTGTCGACAATGATGACCCGCAGCGGTGCGCCGCGTTCTTCCATCTCGGCAGCGATCGACCGGGCATAGTCCGTCAGGCGCGCAACGTCGCCTGTATCGGCCCGTGACAGGTCAAGGAAGGCCGGCAGGTAGTTGAACGGCGCAAGGTGGCCCTCGACACAATGAACAGCGCGGGCGGCGTATATGCGCTTCCTGAGCCCTCCGTGGCCCTCGGCGGCGAAGTAGAGCACGCCGGCAGGGTGGGTGTGCCGGTCCAGAACCTGGCGCTCTGACGCAAGGCGGACGGCCCAATCGACGGCAATGAAGGACTTGCCAGCGCTCGATGGCCCGAACAGGACGCCGACGCCGGCGTTCGGGATCAGGCCCTCGACCAGCTCGGGTTCGTAGGCGTATTCGATCTCGTCGATCCATTGGCCGGAAAGGCCAGTATTCGGAGACGCGGATTTGTTGAGCAACGCGTGAATCTCTTCCTCACCCGCGTCTGCCGCATCCCACTTCTCGGGAACGTCAAAAGGCAGCGTCACCCACCGGACGGTGCAGCCGATGCCGGTCAGCTTGGCAGAGACATTGTCCATCAGCTTCCGGCCGGGCTCGTCATTGTCCGGCCACAGGATGACCGTCTTGCCGGCAAGGGGTCGCCAGTCGATAGCGTCAAGGTTGGTTGTCGATCCGCCAGGCGCAGATGTAGCGACCCAGCCGCAATGGTGGATGGCGTCAGCCGCCTTCTCGCCCTCGACAAATACCACCTCGCGCACCCGCTCGATCTCGGGGAGCCGATAAAGCGGCCGAGGTCCGGGCGGGTAGCCAAACGCCCCAGACGGCTGGCGCGGCATGTAGATCTTGGCTTGCTTGCCGCCCTTCAGGACAGGCTCGCCGGTCTGGGCGTCGTACTCGTCAAACCGCACCACCTCGAACAGCGTCTCGCCGCTGGGTGACAGGTAGGGATAAGTCGCCACCTCGCGCCGCGCGGTTTCGGGCGGGGCCGGCTTGGAAGTTTCGGCATGGTGGCGGCGTTCGGATCGGGGCGAAGGCGCCCCGCCCGTCCAGGCCTCTGCCTCGCGCAGAACGTCGCCAAAGTCCTTAAGGCCAAGGGCGCGCTGCCAGAGCGTCAGAACGTCTCCCCGCTCGCCGGTGGCGTGATCGTACCAGTGGCCCGGCACGTCAGGCGTCAGGGCAATAGAGAGGGACGCGCCAGGCTCGCCCTGTATGTTGCCGACACGCGCGTCCCGCGCCGTAATGACGGCACGGGGATAAAGGTAGCGCACCAGCTCCTTGATGCGCCGTTCGCAGGCCGTCTTGATGCGCTGCTTCCTGACTTCTGCGTCTTCAAAGACGGGGGGGTTAAAGTCGATCATGACACGGCCCTCCCGTGGTTAGGGTGGAAACCGTGTTTGATCTCTGCGGCTTTGCGGGCGGCTATGGCGTCGGATTTGCTGTCGAAGTAGCCTAGAAAATAGAACTTCTGATCCGACTTGATATGAGCCATCCAGCGCTGGTGCCGCAAATCAAAGTGAACGCCAGTCACGCCTGAGGTGTTATTTATTGCGCGGCGTGCATTTTTGTTGTTGTCAGACCGATTGACGCTTCTGAGATTTTCAATTCGATTGTCAGTGCGGTCGCCATTGATGTGATCAATATCATATGGCGCCCAAGCACCATGATAATGCGCAAAAGCTATTCGATGAGCATAGGTTTTCACGCCTCGAAACGATCCATGCAAATAGCCGTTTTTGGAGCATATCGAAAATGCTGGGTCGCCCGATTTTACTGCGTGAGCCGTGGCAACTATCCACCACATTCGGCCCGTTTCCGGATCGTATCCGATGTGCTTGCGCAAATCCTCAATATCAATCTTACCCATGGCAGCGGCTCCGGAATTGACAGTTGCGACAAAGCCAAAAATCCGACTCATCGCTGACCTTCGGCCGCATAGCTTTGGCTTCTGAATCGAGAATGATGGCGACGGCTCGGTCAGATGCGGATTGCGCTCGCTTCTTGTCGAACGGCACAAGCTCCAGGTAGATTTCCATGGTGTCGCAATTGGTGGCCATGAACAGAGCCGGGTCCGTCAGGTTCATATATGCCTGATAGATCGCCAGTTGGTCCGCGTACTGAGGTGATGACTTGTCGATGCCATTCTTTTCCATGGCCTTCCAAGTCTTGCTGCCAACCGCCTTGTGCTCAAAAATGCACGGGGTCTTTATGCCGGGGCCGCCCATGATGATCCCATCAACGTGCCCCTTGAAGCGACCGCTGGCCGTTTCAAACCCAAACTGCCCGCCGTCCGGCTTCTCGGTCTTGAGGTCATAGCCCGCGTCCCGCAGCCATTTGATTGCAAGGGTTTCGGTGATGTGCCCGCGGGCAAAGATGCGCTGCGTGCGGGCCTCCGGCACATAGTCCGGGTCCGGATCAGTGCCGAGGTATTCGTATTGGATGCGGCGTTCGCACCCGCCACCGATAGACGAGGCGCCGACATAGGTGCGCCGCTTCTCGGATCTGGCGTTGCGGATAAGGGCAGCGTCTATCGCGGCATGAATGCCGTCCACGGCTGCGGAGCGCCGTAATGCGCTCGGGTTAAAGTCCAACATTGTCCAGCCCCTTCAAGGGTCAAAAAGGAATCTCTTCACTGATGGGCATCTCAAGCGTCCGCGCCGCCTGTTCCCGCACCTGGTCATGGGCGAGGGCGAACAGGATTGAGACCTGCTCCTTCGACCAGTCCGAGATCGGAACATTGAGCGGCAGGCCAAGCTCCCCCGCCCCGTCCGCAATCGCGGGCAGCGCAGCCTCGGCAAAGCCGACCGATTCCGGATCAGGCTTGCCGACAAAGGGAGCCTTGCGGCCAGCGGACCACTCGGCCGCACGGCCAGTGATGAACTCACGGATCAGGGCTTGCGCGAGCACGCCTGCGACCTGTGCAGAGAGACGGACGCCATTGGCGCCCGCCTCCGTTGCAAGGCGATCCGTCAAGCGCGATGAAACGCGCGTATCGGGATCAATGCCTAGGCCCATGACGGACGCGACCCGTTCGAGGCCGTGACCGCGCCAGCGACAGCACCGACCGACTTCATGGCCTTCGGCTTCGCCGGCTTGAAGTGAGCGTACTCAGCGTGCTTCGTGCCGACAGCCTGGACCGTGTTCTTGTCGTCGGGGTACTTCGGGTCTTTCGACTTCTCGATGCCGATCTTGGCAAGGAACTCCAGCCCGTCGAGATCGGGCCAGTCGTTGATCGTCCGGCCCTGCATCGCGTCCGGCGACTTGTCATCCTCGGCAATGCCATAGGCGCTTTCAAGCATGCCCCGGACGCGGGACATGGTGATCTGAACGGCCTTGTCGTGGCCGTCCGTGCCGTTCGAGGTGATCATCATGTTCGTCCAGACCTTGCGCTTCGCGTAGGTGCCGGAGGTCACGATGAACTCGCAGTCCAGCATCCGGGCGTCACCCGCCTTGGTCATCTTCTCACCGCGAACGGTGAGCCGGACCGGGGCAATGGTGCCGTCAGGAATGGGCGTGAACTCGCCCGAGGCTTGCGGTTGTGCGTCGTTGAATGAGATAGCCATTATGCGATTTCCTTTTCGAGAGAGTTGGAGGTTGCCGGCGAGGCGGGTGCGGGGGTCAGAGTCTGCCCCGTCTTGCCGTTCAGTTTTTCGAGCAGTGCGCCGAGGTGTGGCCGTTCCAGCGGGTCAAGGCGCCCGGAGCGGTCCTTGGCAGGAAAGCTCCATTCGTTGTCCGCATTGGTCACGAAGGCCCGGTAAGACGGGCCATCATCGGGGCGCATGACGGTCAGCGTCAGCACCTCGTCCACGATGCCCGGAAGCTCGCGGCCGATCTTTTGCCCTTCGGTCTGGAGCCCATAGGTCAGCCGGCCGAAATCGTCCTTGATCTCGTCCAGCAGGCAAACGAACACCACGTTCTTGGC